GAAGATATTGCATCAAGTAATATACGCAATAAGCGTGATAAGTTACTTACACAAAGTGATTGGACTCAACTAGAAGATTCTCCAGTTAATAAACAAATCTGGAATATTTATAGGCAATCATTACGAGATGTTCCTGCACGAAACGGATTTCCCTATAGTATCAAATGGCCGGTAAAACCTTCATCAAATTAAAATGAAATAAAAAACCCGCATAAAGCGGGTTTTTTGTTTACTTGAAAATGTCTTTCCAATTTCCTGTTGTACTGGATCGAGAATACTCAGTAGCTCTATTCTCGAAGAAGTTAGCGTGTTCCACGCCATTTAACATATAGTCCAACCAGTCTAGAGGATTTTTATCACTATGAAATATCTTTTTCATTCCTAATCCAAGCAGGCGTCTATCCGCAATATATCTGATATATTCCTTAACTTCAGAGGCTTCCAAGCCGGGAACATCCGCATTATTGAAGCAAAGATCAATAAAGGAATCTTCTAGTGCTACAGTTCTTTCAGCAGCACAGTAGATTTCATACTTTAAACTATCTGTCCATATCTCTGGGTTTTCTTGAATAAATGTACGAAATAGCTGACTCATTCCTTCAACGTGCAGGCTCTCATCTCGCACAGACCAAGTAATAATCTGTCCCATACCTTTCATTAAGTTATGGCGAGGAAAGTTAAGTAAAATCGCAAAACTACTAAATAACTGCACCCCTTCTGTAAATCCAGAGTATATAGCTAAAGTCTTAGCAATATCTACTTTAGACCCCATACCAAAGTTACTCAAGTATTCATGCTTATCTAACATTTCCTTATGTTCTGCAAACTTCTGGTACTCCTCATCACCAAATCCTAGTGTCTCCAGTAGCAAAGAGTATGCCTCTTGGTGTACTGCCTCCATGGAAGCAAAGGCAGCTAACATCATACGTACTTCAGGCTGTTTAAAAGTAGGTAAATAATGTGTTGCATATCCACAACACACGTCCACATCTGCCTGTGTAAAAAATCTAAAGATATTATTTATCAAAGCACGATTTTGTGGAGAGAGTTTCTCTCTATAATCTTTTAAGTCATCCGCTAAATTAACTTCTTCTGGCATCCAGTGCATATGCTGCTGACTTTTATAGTGTTCAAAAGCCCAAGCATAATTGAAAGGCTTATAATAATTACGTTCTTCTAGTAAACTCATTCTTAACCCTCGCAAGCAAGGCACGCGCCTTCTTCTGAAATTGAATCGAAAATGTACTGTCTAAGGGCTTCATCTGATACAGTCTCAGCCCTCTTCATTGCAGCACTTCTTAGATAATATAAAGTTTTTACTTTTCTTTTCCAAGCCATCATGTGTACTGCATGAAGCTCTTGCTTAGTTACATTCGCAGGAAAAAATAAATTTAAGGACTGACTCTGGCAGATTTCTTTTTGACGATCTGAAGCGAAATCAATTAACCAACGCTGATCAATTTCTACTGCTGTTTTAAAGACGTCTTTTGTCCACTCATCTAGAAAATCTAAGTGTTGCACAGAGCCATTATTTGTAATTATACTTTTCCATATCTCATCTGTATTCATGCCTATTTCGTCAAGAGTATGTTCTAAGTATTCATTTTTAAGGAGGCTACTACCTGTCTTAGTTTTTTGTACAAAAGCATTAGCTCGGTAAGGTTCAATACTTGGGCTAGTATTACCACAAATGATACTACTGCTAGCATTAGGAGCAATAGCCAATAAATGAGCATTACGAATACCATAACCAACACCGTCTGGGCATTCACCACGCTCTTTCGCCAAGAGTCTTGTAGCGCGTACGGCTTCCTGTTTAATATGTTTAAACATTTGCATGTTTCTACTTTTTGCAAGAGCACTTTGAAATGGTGTATTATGACGTTGTAAATATGCGTGGAACCCCATCGCGCCAAGGCCAATACTTCTTTCAAGGTATGCACTAGTTTTTGCTTTCTTAAGTTCATCTGGAGCTGTCCTAATAAAATAGTCTAGTACGTTGTCTAGCATACGTACGAGATCAGGGATAAAATTAGTGTCATCTTTCCACTCATCATATTCTTCCAAATTTACACTAGAAAGGCAGCATACAGCAGTTCGATCTATGCTTGTAGGCAGGGTAATTTCGGAGCATAGGTTAGAGTGATGAATAGTCAACCCTAAGTCTTTTTGGTACTGTGGAAGTGCTTCCTGGACCGTGTCTTTAAACATTATATAAGGTTCGCCAGTCTCGACACGATTCTGAATTAATTTTACCCATAGTGCTTTAGCGGCAACTGTTTTTGTAACCTTACCGTTATGAGGGTCAATTAAATCCCAAGAATCGTCAAAACCTGGGCTTCGTGTAGCATTCTCGATAAGATGCATAAAATCATCGCCAATTACAACACCGTGGTGAAGATTTGTAGACTTACGGTTTATATCACCTCCAGTAGGTTTTCTAATGTCTAAAAATTCTTCGATCTCTGGATGTGAAATATCCAAATAACCAGCATAACTACCACGACGTGTAATGCCTTGTGAGAATGCTAACATTTCAGCATCTACTACTTTTAGAAATGGAATTACTCCTGTACTTTCGGAGCCATTGCTCGTTTTAGAGCCGACACTCCGAACCCCGCTCCAGCTTCCTCCAATACCTCCACCCACTGATGAAAGGAAAGCATTCTCAGTATAGTGATCGGTAAGACCGCTTCTGCTATCATCCACATAGTTAAGAAAACAACTAATAGGTAATCCACGTGTTGTACCTCCATTACTAAGAATTGGGGTTGAGAACATGAACCATAGTTTACTTGCATAGTCATACAATCTCTGGGCGTGTTCTTCATCATCTGCAAATGCTTTAGAGGCTCTAGCAAATGCCTCTTGAGGGGAAGTCTCCTCTGCAACCATGTATCTATCTTTCATTGTTTTTATACTGAACTCTGAAAGATAATTATCTCGTCTATAATTTAACTTCATTTAGTAACTTATCCTTTATTTCTGAAATATTGTCAGACCCTATTGCTTCATCGCAATATGTTATTAAATCCATCAGTTGATAGTTTACTAACAACTGTTCTGCGTTTTCGTTTAAACTCTGGATATACTTATAGCTGGATTTAAGTGGTAAAATATCATATATGTCTAGAGCACTTCCATATTCTTTTATTAGATCAGTGGCTCTCTTTGGGCCAATACCTGGAATACCTGGAACATTGTCCCCTTTATCTCCTGTCAAACATTTAAAAGAAATGTATTCTTCTATGGACACGTTATAGTGCTCGTCCCAATTATCCATTTTTACTTCCTTTCTGTTTATATAAGAAAATCTACTAACATTCTCTTCTATAAGTAAGTCCCAGTCTCGGTCACTTGATATTAGCCAAATAGTACCTAAGCAGTACAAATTTTTATCCTTTACTATATGTGCTGCTATATCGTCTGCCTCTACACCTTTGAACCTAAGTACTGGGTACCACTTAGCCAACTCTTCAAGAGTATTTTCATATTCTTGAAAGAAAGCCTCAAAAGCCTCTTTTTCTTCTACTGTTTGATCCTCAAACTTATCTTTTCTATTCTGCTTATAGTCTGGAAAAATTGTCTTTCTATACGTAGATGATCCCCAGTCTGCTGTAATAATTATACGATTACAGTTGTAAGACTGAGCAAAAGAATTTACAGTACTTATATAGTCTGCACAAAAGTCTGTACGACCTTGATGCTTCCATCTAAATGCTAAGTTTAAGGCGTCTACTACTAAAGTAGTATCTGTTTTTACTAGCTTATCTTTGAAATTAAATACCATGATTTATAAACTCTATTTTTTCGCTTTGTAACCAATCTTCAGCGAGTATTATATAACAATTTAACCAAGAGATAAAGAAATATTTTAAGCAATGCTCAGGCTTTAAGCTAGTTACTACAAACACCTTTGACCTATTATATTTAAAAAATAATAAAGGCTCTTGATTACCATTTTTAGCTTGAAAATTTAGTTTATTCCACCAAAGTATTATGTTATTAGTCTTTTCTTGAGTAAACATTTTATCGCTTAAAGGAGATTCTGAGTAGTTTTTCACTTCTATACAGAATCTATTTCTCTCATTCGGGACATATAAGTCTCCTTTTAGGTACTCTAGCGCTCCGGACATAGGAACTCTTTCAAAGCGTAGCTTTGTAAAGTCCCTTAGCATATCTCTAATTAAATACTCTCCTCTAGCCCCTTTTGCCCTTGAATCTACCATATTATTTCTCTAACCCGCTTATATTTCCTTTCTTTACTATTTCTATTTTATTGAGTAGTGGGTGTGTCCATGCGTGACTTACAATATAAGTATTTAAATCTTCTTCACCTAGGAGCACTTCTATAAGTTTTTCCCTGCCTACTTCATCTAGAACATTGATTACTTCGTCTAAGAAAAGTATATTTAATTTGGACTTTGAAATACTACTCATTAACTTACGAATAGCTATCAAAGTAGCTGTATTTACTCTTGCAAGTTCGCCAGAGCTAAGGGCAAGAATATCAATATTATTACCATCATCGGTAACTTCAACATTTAACTTATCATTAGAAACTACAAAAGCTAATGTAAATCTACCATCTGATAGCTCAGATAAGTAGGTATTTACTAAAGCCTCTAATTCTTTTACGAGATTTTCTATCTTATAAGCTAATAGGCCATTAGTGCTAAATGCTTTTTTTAGTATTTCTAAGTTTATATTTACTGCCTGTTCTTTACTTAAAGAGTCTAGAGTACTTGTTAGCTCTTCCTGAAACTTCTCTGTCTGCTCCTGAATTACCTGAATCCTAGTATTTTTCCTGATTCTTTTTTCATTCTCTTTTGTGGTAGCATCCAGTGTTTCTTTTGCTTTCGCTATTCGACTGCGAATATCTTCTATTCTAGTATCAAGCTCTACTCTGTCTATGGGCTTCTCGTCCATGGAATAGTCAATAGACTTATACAAGTCTGTCCACTCTTTTTCTATAGCTACTTTATGCTGGAAGTCACTATTATTCTTCCTAATTTTTGTAATTTCTGGGTTAATCTCGTTAGCTAATTTATCTTTAGCTGCCTTAATAGTTTCTTGTTCAATTTTAATTAACTCTGACTTAAAACTGGTATCAATAGCCTGCTCACAAGTAGGGCAGTGATCTTCAAGCTGTAGTAGTTTTGCTAATAAAGTATTACAGTTTTTAATAGTAGCTGCAAGACTCCCAGCCTCACCCTGTAAATGGTCATACGATAAAATTTCTGTGGCACTTATTGGGTAAGTACTGCTAATATCTATATCATCTAGCATTTTTTTATACTGATTATTACTTATAATTTTTTTATTTATTTCGGAAATATTTTGAAGTTCTACTGTACTTAGACGTAATAACTTCTCATCTTCTTCCGTATTTATTTCTAATTCAATCAGTGGCAGTATGTATGTATCGGCTAAAATATTATCTTTCAACCATTTTTCAATAGTATTTACCTGAGCATTAATACTGTTAATACGATAAGTAGACTCTTTTGCCACTTCTTTGAATACTTCAAATAATTTTACATACTCTTCTAGGTGTAATAAATCAATTAAAAACTTTTTTCTATTTGTATCTGTTGCAGTCAGAAACTGTAAACTACTGTTAGTATTCTGGTATACTAACTGTGAAAAAGTTTTGAAGTCAACACCTATTATGGCTTGAATATTTTTATAAGTATCTGTAGCCGTATGACTTGAAATATCTAGCCCATCTTGCTCTAATCTTACTTTTATAGTGCCTCTACGAGTTATAGTTATTTCATATAGTGTACTATCTACTGTAAAAGATAAGTAAATATCATACCCACTATTTATATATCTATTTGGAATATCTGCCTTTTTTATTCCTTTAGAGTTCTTATTATATAGAGCTTCCTCAATAATTAACGGTATGGAAGATTTCCCCATACCGTTAGTGCCTACTATTTGAGTTACAGTGCTATCGTCTAGGTCAATTTCATTATCTGCCCCATAACTAAAGCAGTTACTCCATCTGAGCTTTTTGAGAGTAATCATTGAATGTTCCTAAAATAGTTGATATATTTTCTTCTGGTATCTCTAGTATATAGAGTAGATACTCTGAAAGCTCTTCTGCTATAGTCATGTCTTTATCTATTACTAAACTAGCTTCATTACTTCTTTTTATTACTTTTTTATCTAATAGCTCCGAATTTTTAACTCCGGCAAGATTCTGAATATCTCCTTCCAGCTCATATATGGTATGATCATATGTGCTTGCGATCATTTCATCTACGGAAGTTACTGTTTTCCTAAGTAGCTGAGGCAGCTCAAAGGCCTCCCACTTCCACTGCCAAGTAGACTCATCAATTAGTAGGTAACCCGTCTCTACTTTATTTCTATGAAAGGAGGTAGTCATAGGACTACCAGGGTATACTATATTTTTTTGGGTATTACTATGGGAGTGTAGGTCGCCCGAAAAAACTATAGGGAACTTTTCAAGTCTACTAAGTTCTATTTCTGG